TAGACGGACAAATGTTTCCAAAGGTTGAGTTGTATGGCTGCACTAAGTGCGATGCCACCTCGGTAGAACCATGGTCAGACTGGGGTGTAGTAACCCCCAACTCAGACCACATTGATTCAGAATTTTGCCCATGCTTTGGGTGTAAGGCTAAGACTCTCCAACTATCCCCAGGAGATGCTGCAAGCAATAAGAACATGTCCCAGAAAAAATGGGATAAAGAATTAAACCTTTATAGAGATGCTCGTAATCAAGGAATCCAGCCAGCAGGAACCTCTACCAAGCAAGTGCAAAAAGCAATAGATGATTCTAATAAAGTAGGCAAAGCCTACGATGCAAACACTAATAGTTTTAAGGGGTAAACATGACTGCCATCGTAGGTATTCAGGGAAAAGGCTGGGCAGTAATTGCAGCAGATTCTATGACTACCTATGATGACAAACCTTACTATGCCAAGGGTATGGATAAAGTTATTAAAAAAAGTGACTATGTATTTGCCTTCTCAGGCGATGCTATTGCTGGCAACATAGCAAACTTTCTTTGGACACCACCCAAGGTTATTAAATCAATATCAATAGATGTGTTTATGCAGACCAAAGTCTTACCCTCTCTGCGTGAAACTATGAAAGATAATGGATACGAGCCAGATACAGTCAAGAATCCAGATTCTGGCTTTGATGCTCTTATCTGTTTAAACGGAATCATTTATGAAGTAGACCAAGATTATCTTTGGTCACGAGATGACCGTGGCTTATACGCAGTTGGTAGCGGAGGAAGCCTAGCCCTTGGTGCACTAGCCACTGGCTTTAGTAAGAACTCTATGAAAGCAGCAGAGTTTGCTGCTCGTAGAGCAATCAAGATTTCTGCTGACTACAACATAAGTGTTGGTGGAGATATAAAGGTAATCACTCAAAGGGGAAATATAATGCCAGCAATGAAGAAGAAGGCGCTATCGCCAGCAATGAAGAAGAAGGCTTACGCAATGGCTGAAAAGGCTGAATCAAAATCTGCAAAGGCTAAAGAAATGAAAAAGGGCATGTCAATGCTCAAGAAGAAAGGTATGTAATCATGCCAACAGCAAAGAAGAAGTGCAAGAAGTGTGGCAAGGCTAGTTGCAAGTGTTAATCACTATTCAAAGGAGAAAATAATATGTGTATCTCATGTGGCTGCGGGACTAAAACCGTCAATGCAGATGACAACTTTGGAACAATTACACCGTATGGCATCCCTGCCCCTGCGGTCAATAATCCAACTACTCTTGGTGGAAAGTAAAACCAATGACAGACCCTAGGCTAAAGCGAGCAGGAGTGTCGGGCTTTAATAAGCCTAAGCGCACACCAAGCCATCCAACAAAGTCACATGTAGTTGTGGCTAAATCTGGTGACCAGGTTAAAACTATTCGCTTTGGTCAACAGGGTGTCAGTGGAGACAAATCTCCAACAGCAAGACAAAAATCGTTTAAGGCTCGTCACGCTACAAACATTGCCAAAGGCAAAATGAGTGCAGCGTATTGGGCAGATAAGGTGAAATGGTAATGGCTAAAAAAGAAGTATGGGATAAACCAAACCCTAAGAAAAAATCAAAACCCCTATCACCTGCTGCCAAAGCATCAGCCAAGGCTGCTGCTAAAAAGGCTGGCAGAAAATATCCTAATCTTGTGGACAACATGAGAGCAGCACAAAAGAAAGGCAAGTAATTATGGCTACAGGTTATGCAGGCTCCACACTCGTTGCTGAGTTAAATAGACTTGCCAATTCTGGCACATATCCAGACCGCACGCTTTTCTTAGATGCGCCAGGTGCAGCCAATAAATGGGCTGGCACTACTGGTAAAGATTTGTTAGGAGCGTTGAACTACAAGGCTAGTTCATCTCGCCAACCAAATAACTTTAAAGGTTTAAACGCAGTATGCAATGAACTTGCATCAACCACTGGCAAGTCAGCAGTATCAGCATTGAGGAGCATTGACCTGTGAGCACACTTGAACAACTTACTGACCGTGTAGATACACTTCTACATGGCTACAGTTTAAACATGGAATCAACAACATGGTTGACTAATGCTGTAACAAGCACAACACAAACAACCATTTCTGTTAATGATTCTAATGTTGTAAGCCGTGGCTTTATCCAAATTGGCGATGAGATTATGTATGTTAACTCTACAAATAACATTGACAATACCCTTACCCTTGCTCCATGGGGTCGTGGGCAGCGTGGCACAATAGCAACAACTCACAGCAATGCATCTAAGGTATTGATTGCGCCACTGTTCCCACGCTATGAAGTTAAGCGTGCTATTAACGACACACTCAACGCAATGTATCCAGATGTGTTTGCAATTGGTCAATATCAATTTTCGTTTATTGCTGCTCGCACAACTTACGATGTTCCAGATGTAATACAAAATATTTTATCTGTAACCCACCATGTTATTGGTCCATCTCAAGAGTGGCTACCAGTGCGTGCATGGCAACTAGATAGAACAGCCAACCCAACACAGTATGGCACAGGCGGAAACTTTGGACATACCCTTGGTATCTACTCACCAGTAGTTCCAGGTCGTATTGTCAATGTGGCTTACTCAAAGCGCCCAACACTTTTTGACATCACACAATTACCATCAGTTACGCAAGAATACTCAACGGTAACTGGCATGCCTGATTACTCAGAAGATGTAGTTATCTATGGCGCAGCCTTCCGTATGATTTCTTTCTTAGACCCATCACGCCTTGGCGCACTATCTGCAGAAGCAGATGTGCTTGATAACCAGCGTGGAGCACGAAGTGGTGAGAACGCAGCACGCTTCTTGTTCAATATTTACAACACTCGTCTTAAGGAAGTAGCGGAGAACCAACGCCGTCAATTCCCTATTCGTTCACACTATCAGAGATAAGGCACCCCAATGGCAGCAGGCGACCCAGGCGCACTCAAGCGGAATTATTCCGCCACAGCAATCGAAACAACGCTCGTTAACTCTATTACATCAGCAGCAACTGGCGATACGACTACTAGCGTTTCTGTTGTATCCGTTAGCGGTTACCCATCTGTTCCCTTCACACTTATTCTTGCACCAGATACAAACAAAGAAGAAGTTGTTACATGTATATCTGTAGTTGGAACAACACTTCAAATTGTCCGTGGTCAAGACCAAACCCTTGCAGTTTCTCATACTGCTGGAACAGCGGTGCGCCACGGTGTATCTGGTCGTGACTTCAAAGAAGAACAGACCCACATCGCAGCCCGTGGTTATGATGATGATTCAGGTATTCTTGCCAACGCTGCACTAACACATGTGCATGGACTTGTTGCAGGCGAAGGTGCAATAGTTGGAACAAGCAAGATTCAAAATCTTACAGCAAAAACTATTTCTAACTCAACTCTTAGTGGAACCATTACCGCTACTGCAACAATTACATTTAGTGGTGCTGGAACAATTACTGGACTATCCAACCCAACTGTAGATGCACAAGTTGCAAACAAAGGTTATGTTGATTTAGTTATTGCAACGAGTGGAACATCTGCAGCGCTATCTGCTGCAGCAGCAGCAACTTCGGCAGCAAGTGCTGCAGCAAGTTATGTATCATTTGATAACCGCTACCTTGGACAAAAAGCATCTGCTCCTAGCACAAATAACTATGGCGGAGCACTTCTTGTTGGTGCTACATACTGGGATACTCCAGGAAGCACAATGTATGCATGGAGTGGAAGCAGTTGGAACGCCATCTCTACAACTGGTATTGGCTCCGTTAGTGGAACCGCTGGGCGTATTACAAGCACTGGTGGAACAGCACCAATCCTTGACCTCGCCACTGCTGGAACTGCTGGAACATACGCATACCCAATAAGCGTTACTACAGATGCCTATGGTCGTGTAACTGCAGCCACAGGTGGAACTGCTCCAGTGCTCCTATCAGGCAGCACAATGACAGGGTTCTTAACTCTTAGCGCAAACCCAAGCAGTGCACTACATGCAGTTACTAAGCAGTATGCAGATGGTATTGCTGCTGGATTTAACGCTCACGCATCAGTAGTTGCAGCAACAACAGGAAACCTTACTGCTACATACACAGCAGGAAGTGCTGGCGCTGATGGTGGAACTGGTATTGGTGCAACTCTTACCATTACAGCCACTGGTGCTTTTGTCCTTGATGGTGTCACCACTGCTCTTAATGACCGTATCCTTGTTAAGGACCAAACAACTGCAACTCAAAACGGTATTTACACAGTAACTACAGCAGGCACTACTAGCGTAAGCGCAGTCCTTACTCGTGCTACAGACTTTGACAACAGTATTGCTGGTGAAGTTATTGCTGGCGATACAACTTTCGTTCAAGGTGGACAAGTTAACATTGGCAATGGTTATGTAATGAACTCAGTTGGAACATCAACAACCCCTGCCAAGGGAATTAAAATTGGAACAGATAACATTGTTTGGACCCTGTTCTCTCAAACCGCAGTCAACGCAGCAGACGCACTCATGTCAATCATGGGCGCATACTAAAAGAAAGAGGTAGTAACTAATGGCTACAGTAACAAAGGTAATGGCACGAACAGCAGCAGCAACATCTAGCACAACACTGTATACAGTGCCTGCTGGAACCACTGCAGTTGTAACAAACATTGCAGTAACAAACACAGCAACAGCAGCAGCAACATTTACCATTGCCCTCAATGGCGTGGCTTTGCAAACAAGCGCAGCCCTTGCTGCTAACACCACTGCATACATTGACCTTAAGCAGGTGCTCAGTGCAACTCAGACTATTACTGGTTTTGCATCAGCGACATCTGTTAACTTTCACATCAGCGGAGTGGAGATTATCTAATGGGAATCAATACCTTTCCAGCATCCTCAAGCGGAGGAACAACTTTAACCGTTGGTAAGAAGTTCAGCGGTAAAATTACTAAGCCAACAGTTGACCCATTTCTTGGCAACTATTCATACGGCGCAGGAACTGTAAACTGCACAGAATTTGGTAATAGCACATGGGTTGTTATCGCTGGCGGTGGCAGAATTTATACATCAACAGATGGTTTAACTTGGAATCCTCTTAAAAATAACCTTCTTGCTGCAACACTTACAAATACCAGCGATGGTAATGGCACAACCCCTGCAGTAACAGGACAGCAAATTGGTCGCCGTTCTACTCTTTTTGCTCGCTCTCTTAAGTTTGCTAATAGCATCTGGGCTGTATACATGTCTAATGGAACATTGCTTACCTCATCTGATTTAATAACATGGACACTAAGGATGACAGCAACTCAAACTGGTGGTGGAACTTCAGGGTTTCTTACTTTTGGTAATAGCACATGGGTAGTTGCAACTTCAACACCAAAAGTATTTTCATCTGCCGACAACTGGGTAACTAACACAGATAGAACTACTGCTTGGTCAACTGGCGCTGGTGCATCAAATGCTATTAAAAGGGTAATTTACGCCAATGCTTTGTTTATTGTCATTGACAACGGTGGTTTAGTAACAACATCTCCAGATGCTATTACATATACTGCTCGCACTGGTGGCTTTGGTGGAACTACCATTACCGATATTGCAACTAACTCATCAACGGCTGGTGCTACAACCGTTATTATTGGCTCATCTGGTAAGTGGGCATACTCAACCAACGGAACAACTTGGACTCAGAACACAGCAAACGCAACTGAAACACATACAAATATTGTTTGGGATGGTTCACGCTTTGCTATTTTTTCTGCATCAACTACCGCTTCATGGTATTCAACCAACGGTATTGGTGGCGTAACAACTGGCGCTACAAGAACAACCGTAGGAACTCCAGTAGTAAACGCACAACAGGCATCAACTAATGGCGCTGGAACAATTTTCTTTACAGTTAACGGAACTTTCCAAACAACAACTAACATTACTGTTTCTTGGAATACTGTTGCTACGGTTTCATTTAATGGTGCAATTTCATCTGACCCCAAGACGGTGCTGAATCCAGCATATCAATCTGCTGTAGATGGCACTGGAAGAATTTGGAAAGTTTCTTTCATGCAAGATAAGGTTTGGACATCTACTGACAATGGTGTGAACTGGACATTTGCAAGTGCAGCAAACCTTACACGATTTTCTAACGCTACTACCGCTAATAATATTACTATTAACGGTTTTGAATATGTAAATAGCGTATTGTTTGCATTTACAAACTCAACAACCGCTGGCGCTGCGCTTTTATACAGCACCGATAACGGAACAACTTGGGCATTTGCAACTACAGTTATAGGAACAATTCGTGGTATTGCTTTTGGTAATGGTGTGTATGTTGCCATAACAAGCGCTACCGTTGGTTCATCTGGTTCTACTTCATTGTATTATGCAACAACACCTGGCGGAACATGGACTGCAGTTGCCTCAGGTTCAGTTGGTGGTGCCACAAGCGGTCTGTTTTATGGCAATGCTGATGCGACCTTAGATGCAAAAAGTATTTATGATATTCAATTTGATACCGTCAACGGTTACTTTGAAGTATGGATTTATCCAGATACTGCTGGAACAATTGGAAGTTGCCGTTCACTTGATGGTATTAACTGGATTGCAACTGGACAAACTACAAAGGCAAATGCTTATGGTTCATTAGCAATGACCATTACCTCCCCCTCAACAACTGGGTTGAACACAATAAATGATGTAAACTTTGGAGTAAATATTGATGCTATTAGGCAGCAAACTCCACTTATATTTAAATCAAATGAAAACGGAAAGCAAGTAGTGTTGGCAAGACAGAGCACAGGCACAACTGTTCAACAGGGTATTGTTTTAACATCAAGAACAAACACCACCTATCCAAACTTTAATCAAAGTTTTAATGCTCCATTTGGACAGCAAAACCCTATTGCTCCGTATGTAAACATTTTTCCCGTTTCAGCAGGTTCTGTATCAGGCGCTGACCCGCTTTATTTGGACTACTATGAAAATTTTGGTTGGGTTGCAATGTATACTTACAATAACGGAACTATTTATTCGTATGTTATATTGACATCTTCTAATGGAGAGTATTGGGATATTGCAGCAACTTTTAGTTACGCTGGAGTTGTCCAACCTTTAAAACTTTTCTTTGCAAGCAACGCATCTGATAAGTTAATTGTTTCAATTTCTGATGATTCTAACGGAGCATACAACAACACGATTGTATTAAATACCGTTATCTCAGAAGTAGCAAAAGTATAAAGTAAAAACTAACACCTGAGCATGTGTTTAAACTGCTCATTTTTTTATTTCTAATATAAGGAGAAGCCGTGGTTAGTCGTTCACCCGATATTTCCGAGCGCACGATAATTGATTTATCTGGTCGCTTGTCTACATACTATGATTTAAACGCTAACGCTTTTGACATGGCTATTGGTGGCTTGCCATTTATTATGGCAGTAACAGATAGCACTCCTTACAGGCGACAGACTGCAGAGTTTCGTGTTCAGCGTGTAGACCAGATGCGTGACCCAGGCGAGCACACCCTTGGTGGTTCAGGTTACTGGACACGCTCTCAATCATCATGGCACTACGGCGAGGGTGTTCTATTTGCTGAGCCAATGGAAGGTAACGAGAACGAAGTTCGTTTCCGCTATCGTGATTCCTATGGCATAGATGTATGGACTCCAGGTGAGATAAGCCTACTTAAAAAGACCACGCGAGTTCAGGCTTTTACTGGAGCGTGCAAGATAGATACAGGTGCTACCACAGCAGGCGTTGCTTTTCTTGTTGCTACGGACTTAGCACCATACACTACACAAACTACAGCAATGTATAAGATTACAAGTTCAGGCACATCTACAGCCTTTGTCAACTTTTCTTCTATTAGTAATGAAACAATCCTTGGCACAACATCTGATGGCACATACTTATATGTGGCTACAACTGCTGGTATGTATGACATTAAATTATCTGATGGAACAACACATAAACAATATACATACAATGGTTTAACATTAGAGCAAGTATCTCTTAGGTATGTAAAGAGTCGTGTTGTTGCTGGATTTAGATTTACTAATGGCACCCATGCAGCCTACGAATTATTGTTTCCAGACAAAGGCGCTGGTGCTGCAAGTGATATTAAAAAGACAATGGCAGCATCACATGGAACTGAAATTAACGGCTCAACTATTATGCCAACAAACTGGGTGTGGGCTGGAGTAGCCGAAGGAACTAATGCTATCTATATGGGTGGCTATGCTGGTGAACACTCTAGTATTTTTAAATTATCAGTAAGTAATACCAGTGCTTTAGGAACTCTTATTACCGCTGCCACTCTGCCACGAGGAGAAGTTGTTTTATCTCTTTACACATACCTTGGCATATACATTATGATTGGAACAAACAAGGGTGCACGCATTGGAACACTGGACCAAAACGGTGACATGCAATATGGACCGCTAGTATTCCGCAATGATAACGGTGTCTATGACTTTGAAGGTAGGGACTCCTACATCTGGGCTGGTAACACCAACCAAGTAAACAGTAACTCAGGCACCACACGCATCAACCTTGGTCAGCCACTTACTCTTATTGGTTATGCTCAACCTATTTCCAGTGGTGTATACGCTCGTGCAACGGATGTTTTTGCTGATGGTGTTACTGGCACAGTCAATGGCGTTCGTATTCTTGGCAACGACAATCAAGTTGCTTTTGCAGTCTCTGGTTCAGGAGTTTGGCTACAACACCCAACAGATTTAGTTGAATCAGGGCAAATTCGTTGTGCTCGTATTCGTTACGACACCATGGAAAACAAAGCATGGAAGCGTATTCGTATCCGCACCACCAATGATATAGCAGGTGGTTCTATTGAAGTCTTTAAGATTGGTTATGCAACAGACACTGTTATTACTACATTGTTTGAAGGAAATAGCACTGCTGCTGATATTGATTTAGGTGATGCATACACACAAGCAGGACCAGATGCATCGTTTAAACTTACTCTTTCTCGTAACTCTACAGATGCAACCACTGGTCCAGTAGTCGTAGGTATTGCTGTCAAGGCTTTGCCTACACCTACTCGTGCTCGTGTATTGCAGATTCCTTTGTTCTGCTACGACAGAGAAACAGACAAGACAGGCAACATGATTGGCTACGAAGGTTATTCAAGAGAGCGTTTAAACGCATTAGAAACTATTGAAGCCAATGGACAAACAGTTATTCTTCAAGACTTTAACCAAGGTGGAGAGCCAACCGAAGTCATCATTGACCAAGTTACTTTCACTCGCTCTACCCCCGCTAGTCGTAACTACACAGGCTTTGGTGGAGTCATTACCATCATAGCCAGAACTGTCGTATAAGGAGAACAATGTAATGACCACTGCAAATTGGGCTGGACTAATCGTATCTGTAATAGCAATCGTAACTGCGTTTGCTGGTTCTATTAGATGGTTAGTTAAGCATTATCTATATGAACTTAAGCCCAATTCAGGTGCAAGTTTAAAAGATTCCGTTATTAGGCTAGAGGAAAAAGTTGAAATTCTTTATCAGATTTTAATAAAAGGAAAAGACTAATGGCTCAAGTAGATGACTTTCTTGCCATAGCCAAGGCTGAGGTTGGAACAGTAGAGGGTCCAAAAGAAAACGAAACTAAATACGGTAAGTTTACTAAGCATAACTTCCAACCTTGGTGTGGTTCTTTTATTATGTGGTGCTCGGCACAGGTTAAATATAAAATGCCTAATGTTGTATGGACACCAGGTGGAGTTGCTGCTTTTCAAGGACTAGGTGCATGGAGTAATGCAGAAACTGCTAAGCCTAAGCCAGGAGACATAGTATTTTTTGACTTTGTTGAAGGTGGAGCACCAGTAGAACATGTTGGTATTGTTGTCAAGGATAATCTTGATGGCACGGTTACAACCATAGAAGGTAACACTTCTCCAGAGAAAAAAGCCAAGGGTTCACAAGCCAATGGTGGTGAGGTAGCGGAGCGTATCCGTGCCTACAAGAAAAACAATAAGCGAAAACTCACGCCTTACATCGTGGGCTTTGGCAGACCGAAATGGAGTAATAAATGAAAGACCTAATTGAAAAACTAAAGGACCCAAAGACTAAAGCAGCCTTTAAGTCCTATCTTCGTGCAGTTCTTGCATCTGCTATCACCATGGGTATTGCCCTTGCTGCTGATGTTGCACCACAATATGCAATTTTAATCGGTTCACTTGCTGCACCTGCTGCTAAGTGGGCAGACAAGACAGAAAAAGAATACGGACTAGGTTCCAAGTAATAGTTTAAACAGATTAGCCCCTCGCTTTTTAGCGGGGGGCTTTTTTGTTTTCCCAATCTTTATTATCTTGAGTCTTTAGTCGGTGGCAGTTGGCACATAGTGTCTGTAGATTTGCCATGTCATTGTTCTGATGGTTGCCATCTATATGGTCAACATCTAATTGAGTGCGGTGCTTTGCAACAAAGCCACATGATTCACAATAATCTTTTTTATTTTTGTATTGACTGGAGCGATACAAGTTATACTTGTTTCTACAAGACCACCCATATTGTTTCTTTTTTAATCTTGCGGGTCCACAAACTGCACAGATACCCCATCTTTTGGCTGGGTTCTTGAGCAGCATCTTGTGCTGCTGAGGCTTATCCGCCTGTGGAGTAGAAGCCTGTGGCATTGAACCTCACTGGTGGGCTTATCCAAATACGGGTCATTAACTGACCACAAGGTGAACACATAGGTGCATCAGCCTCGGCATGTATAGAGCGTTCTATTTCTACAGTTATCTCACATTGTGGACACTTGTATTCGTATCTACTCACGAGTATTAAGAATCCTTTTTAGTGCGTTTAAACGGCGCAGTCTGGCTTGTTGCTCACGCTTTACTCCACGGCTAAAACCAATCCAATAGAATAAATACGCTTCAATCAATACAATCAGAATTAAAATTAGTTTCATTATCATCCACTGGTGTAGGAACGGTAACCAATGCGCCACAGTCAGCACACTTAGCATCAGTAAACCATAGGCTTATGTCGTTATCTTCAAACATGCATCCGACTTGAAATACAAGGTGCCCACAATTTAGGCAGACACTTGAAGGTATACCACGCAAGTTCACTTGGGCTGGCTTCGCTCGCCTCTTAACGAGTCTCGCTTTTACACCCTTACGCTGCACGAACAGGAGTGTAGTATGCGTTTAAATTACATGTGTGTAATTAGGCTTCGGCGTGTCGCACAATAGAGCAGACTTTGTGCAGTAATCTCCTCTATTGAAAGGAAGATAAATGACACTTGAACAAGTTACAGGTAAGAACTATGTCAGTCACTCAGCCCTAAATACATGGCTTAGTTGTGGCTGGCAATTTTATCTGTCAAGAATACAGCAAGTTCCAGAACAACCATCCTACTGGTTAGCAGGTGGCAAAGCAGTCCATGAGGCAACGGAATTATATGACCGTTTATACCATGGCACTGACAAGCAAGACACCTTCTCATCACGAGGAGCATTTGAAGCCAACTGGGAACTCAACTACAAAAGTGCAGACAATGGCATGGAGTGGCGAGCAGGTGGCAGGGCTACTAAGGCTAATCCAAACAAAGAGGATGCAGCATGGTGGTTAGAAAACGGTCCTAAGATGGTTGATTTTTGGACACAGTTTAGACAAGACAGTGGCTTCAATATGTATCAGTTACCTGATGGCAGTGAGGCTATTGAAACAGAACTTAATCAGGAGGTTGGAGGAGTGCCACTCAAGGCTTTCCTTGACCGCCTAATGGTTGCACCGACTGGTGAGTTGATAGTAGTGGATATTAAAACAAGTTCTCGTGAACCTGCATCCCTTACTCAACTTGGTATCTACGCAATTCTTGTGGAGAAAACCATTGGTGTTCGCCCTTCACTTGGCTCTTACTTCATGGCTCGCACTGGGGAACTTACGGCTCCTCAATCATTAGACCGTTACACTGAGGCACGCCTCGGTTCATGGGCTAAAGGCTTTGAACTAGCCATGGAAAATAAAATCTTTATCCCACAAGTAAGCACCATGTGTGGCACTTGCTCTGTCAATGCTGCATGTTATGCAGTGGGCGGTAAAGACTCTCACCTCTACCCTGAAATAACTATAGGAGAAAACAAATGAGCACAACGGAAGCAGCAATTCAGATTAACTTCAAGACAAAGCGTGATGGCATGTTGATTAACCTTCGTGCCAACGATGCTATTGAACTTGATGGTTTGTTAGATGCACTATCACAACGCCTTGCTACATTGATTGATTTAGAATCAACAGTTGAATCAATGGCACAACCATCAGCACCAGTATCATCACCAGCAGCAACTATTGCTGCAGCGTTTCCAGGTGCACAGGTAGTATCACAGGCTCCAGTTGCAGGCTATAAGCCAGCAGGTGGACCACAACCACAATGCACATGTGGTGCTGGACCAATGCGTTTAGTTCCAGCAGGTATCGCTAAAGCAACTGGTCGCCCATACAAGGGCTTCTATGCATGCCCACAACCTCAGGGTCAGGCTTGCCAAAACAAGGTGCCTGCATAACCCATGCGCCTACTCAGCCGTGCTATTAAAACTGCATCACAAGGGGGAGCAACACTTCCTGTTGTGTGGCAATCTCTTGCAGCGCAGCAAATAGCAATCCGTTACGGCGAGGTAAGCATGATTGCTGGACCACCAGGGGCAGGCAAGTCAACACTTGCTCTGTCCTTGGCGGTTCGAGCAAAAGTTCCAACCCTTTATATTTCCGCAGACACACACTCACATACGATGAGCCTTCGTCTACTTGCTTTGCTAACTGGCAAGCATCAGTCAGATGTTGAACCATTGATGGAACAAGACAGAGACTGGGCAGCACAAATGCTCAAGCCTGCTGACCATATTATGTGGGAGTTTGATTCATCCCCAACGCTTAAAGATATTGAAGATGCAGTCCTTGCATCTCGTGAGCGACTGGGCGAAGATGTGCGTTTAATTGTTTTAGATAACGCAGTGGATGTAACGATGGACTCACAAGATGAGTGGGGTGGATTGCGAACCTTGATGAAGGAACTCAAGTGGTGGGCTAGAGAAACTGGAGCAGCCGTTGTTGTGTGTCACCACACCAGCGAAGGTATGCCTGGCAATCCGTGTCCTCCACAGAAAGCACTGCATGGAAAGGTAGCGCAGACACCTTCGCTAATCCTTACTATACATAATCAGATTTCTACAATGGGAGTCTGTGCCGTTAAGAACCGTTACGGTCCTGCTGATGCAACTGGTGGCACTCCAGTGTGGTTGTCGTATGAACCAGCATCTATGCAAATCAACGATGTAATTACATACGAACCAATGCAGTTAATTTAGGAGAACACATGAGTAAGTGGGAACTTACAGTAGTTGAAAATGCAGGAGAAATAGAAGCATCAAAAGTCACAGACGAAATTGCAGTGCAGACTGCACCACTTCTAATTGACATCAAGGCTCAGTTAATGATTGCTAAGCCTAAGACACTTACATATACCGTTGGTTGGAGGGCAATTGTTTGGCAAAATAAAGAGACTGGTCAGTTCAAAGACCTATCCGAAGCAGAGCACAAAGAATATATTACAAGCGGGTCTATCAATCCCACAGGGGGAGATGCAAAAGATGGTAAGCAAGATGAACCTACCATCGGAGATGAAGGAAGCACTGCTTGAAGAACTGCCTCAAGTAATTGAGCAGATGGAGGAAGTTGCCAAGAAGGTATACGACCCCCATCAAATATGGTTAGAGGCAATGCAGTTTGCAGATTATGTAACACAACTATCTATTCATCTTAAGGATGACCACGGTAGAGATTGCATACTAGACATAGCAGAGCAGTTAACTAACATGTCAAACTCGTTTAAACAAATGGGTGAAAACGCATTACAAGTTCTCGATGAAGCGGAGATACACAATGGCTAACAGTAATCAGGAAACATTATCTCTTGGTTGGTGCGATAACGGTTTGGTAGATGGCAAGTTTGCCGAGGGTCTTATGTATACCACGATTACTGCACCTACCCATAAGATGGTAATTAACAACGCTATCCGTGTGCAAGGTAATCAGATTGGTAGACAACGCCAAGCATTGATGGACATGTGGTATGACAAAGTAAAGACAGACTGGTTGTTATGGGTTGACTCTGACATTGTGCTTACCACTGAGGTGCTTGCAATGCTATGGAAGATAGCCGATAAGAACACTAAACCAGTTGTATGTGGCACTTACTTTATCTCTAAGCAGATGGAGTCGTCATTGATGCAACCTATGCCTGCTTTATTCCACGAGATAAGCGAGTATGAAATTAGATACCTTCACCCACTACCAAAGGATGAAGTAGTAAAGGTTGACTGTGCTGGCTTGGGTCTGACCTTGATGCATCGCAGTGTTGTTCCTAAGTTGCGTGCCGTATCACCTGACTACTCAGTGTTTGCTGAGAAGGAAGGGCTGGGAGATAAGTATGTTGGCGAGGACATCGTGTTCTTCCGTAACTTAAAGAAGGCTGGCGTTGATGTGTATGCACACACGGGCGCAGTTGTTAAACACATGAAACGGTTTGCCTACGATGAGAACTACTATGCATTGTATTGGCAGGCAGCAGCAGCAGCAGAAAGGCAGACAGATGGCAACGCAACAAGCGAGTAATAAACGCAGAGGTGCAGCCTTTGAGATTGACCTTGCTGATTGGTTGATGCAACAGGGTTTAAACGCACAACGGCTACCTCGTGCAGGGCGCAATGACATTGGCGATGTATTTCTACCAGCGATTAACGACATCTATGTTATTGAAGCCAAGGCACCACGGCGTGATGGCAAGGTTGACCTATCGGGTTGGCTGCGTGAGGCGTATGTAGAGGCAGAGAACTACCGTAAGTCTAAGAAACTTGCGACTACACCTACGCCATTGGTAATTATCAAGGCATCTAACAAGGGAATTGAGGATGCCTATGTTGTGCAAAGGCTAGGTGACATCCTTGCAAAACTCTAAGCATGACATCGTTAAAGTCCTTGAGCATTATGGTTTTGAAATACCGCATGGAAGGCGTGGGTGGTTCACACTGCGTTGTGCTTTCCACGGTGATAGAGTTAAGTCTGCCCGTTTAAACATAGACAATGGTGGTTTCCGTTGCTTCGGATGTGAGATGGCTGGAGATGTTTATTCACTAATAATGAAACGAGAAGGAGTGGGATTCAATGAGGCTAAGCAAATCGCAGAAGGAATTACTGGAGAAAGCAACGGAGAATTACGCTCAAAACCTACAGGAAATAGTGCCGTATCTACAGAGCAGAGGTATCACAGAACAGACGGCGACTATGTTTCGCCTCGGTTTCGTAAGAGAGCCTGAGATGGGGCATGAACCCTATGTTGGTAAGTTGGCAATCCCTTACCTCACTCCAACAGGAGTAATTGACATACGGTTCCGTAGTTTAAACAGTGATGGTGGTCCAAAGTATTTATCAAGACCAGGAGCAACGACTCACATCTATAACATCAATGCATTAAGCAATGATTCAGATGTGCTCGCTATCTGTGAAGGTGAACTCGATACAGTAGTAGCAACACAAGCAGGGTTTAGTGCAGTTGGTTTGCCTGGTGCTAATAACTGGAAATCTTTTTATACTCGTGTGCTTGCTGACTGGTCAAAGGTTGTGTTGTTATGTGATGGTGACAACGCAGGGCGTGAGATGGCTAAGCATCTAAGTCGAGAACTAGACAATGTGTTCCCAGTCTTTATGCCTGAGGGTCAAGATGTTAATGATGTTTATTTATTAGAAGGTGCTGACGGTTTGCGGAAGCGAGCAGGCGTTTAAACATGATGGTAAAGAACTCATCATTTGATTTAGACTTTGGCTACGGTCGCAAAGGTGAACTGTTAGTTGAGGCTTTATTAACGGAAGGCAAGACTGTTGAAGTCAAGCGTGACCGTAAATGGTGGGCTACTAATAACATTTACATTGAAGTTGAGTGTTGGTTTAACAAGAGTAAATCATGGGAGCCATCGGGTTTGATGGTTACTACTGCTGAGTATTGGGCGTTTGTTCTTGAGCGTGGTGTTGTAATAGTGCCGACAGACCATGTGCACTATGCAATCAGGGAGTTTGGCAAAGAGATTACTTGCGAGATACCACCGAACTGGAGCAAAGGTTATCTAATTACTATTGAGGATTTACTAACAACAATGAAAGAACTTAAACATGGACAACAATAACGAATTGTTATGGGAAACCGTATACAAGGTGGCACGCTACAGTGCAACAAGATGTGTGCGTATTCATCGTAACCTCGTGACTGCTGACGATGTGTTCCAACACTTAAATCTATGGGCAGCAGAACACTGGCATAAGATTGAGGAGTGGGAAGGGCAGGATTCTTTAGTGTTTAAACTGCGCCGAACATTTAACAATGAGTCACAAAAGTTTGCAGCCAAAGAGCGTGCCTATAAATCTAAGTCAAGACCAGCCGATGCGTTCTATTATACACACGAGATACTTCAAGAGTTGTTGCGTGATGTATGGAACTATGAGCAGTGGGTTCAATCAGGCACACCAGCAGATGCAGAGTTTATTAGTAAGACAAGTAAACCTAATGAGGGTATGAACAGAGAAGCAATGTTGTCAGATGTTAGCGGCTCGCTTGCCCGTTTAAACGACCAAGACAAGGAGTTGTTGCGGCGTAGGTTTGACGGTGGTGGCACAGACTTCGATGTTCTTGCAGTTGAATACAGTGCAAGTGAGGAAGCATTGCGTAAGCGTGTGTCTCGTGCACTTACTAAGTTGCAAGACAGGTTAGGTGGGGAGCAACCTCAATGGAACAATCGTAGATACAGGAAACCCGACAATGATTAGACCACGATACCAACGCATGAAGCCATGGCATTGGATAGGATTACCATTGATAGGTGTTGGGCTATTGATAGTAGAGATTGGTTATTACATTTACCTAGCAGGAGATAAGATTGCTTGGTTTAAACGCAAACAGATTGGATACATAGACAAATGATTATTGGATTAAGTGGATACGCACAGTCGGGTAAAGATACAGTTGCTGAGTTGTTGTGTTTAAACTATGGATTCAAGCGCATCTCATTTGCATTACCCATGCGAGATGCAATTTACACATTGAACCCACTGGTTGAAGGCAACAATCGTATTGCTGATTTAGTTGATGAGTATGGATGGGATGTTGCCAAGGCTAACCCTGAGGTAAGGCGATTGCTTCAAGTGTTTGGCACTGAGGTAGGTCGCAGTCTTTTTGGTGAAACATTTTGGATTGACCAAGCGTTTAAACGAGCAGAAGAATACGAACGAGTAGTCTTTTCTGATGTGCGTTTTCCTAATGAAGCCCAAGCAATTCAGCAAAGAAGTGGTGATGTGTGGCGCATCAATAGACACAATCACGCACCAGTTAATGGACACAAGAGCGAGCATGCAATGGACATGTTCATGTTTAAACATGTCATCTATAACGATGGAACCATAAATGATTTATCTGATGAAGTGTTCATGCTTGCTAAAGAATTAGGTTTGTAAAATACAGAAGCCCCGCAAAGGACTGGAACCCTGCGGGGCTTTTGTATGGGCACCTACTGCGTGCTTCCCCTTCACATAGGAGATGCCCAATGACTAAACTGTATCACATTGCTATCCCTCGTGGGTCGCTGACCTGTAAGTTCAAGGCTCGGCGTGCTGCTTGCCTACGAAATGGGGTAGAGCCACCCCAAATACCACTGCGTTCGTGGACTAAACCCCACTCAAGACACATCTCCATGACTGGGCAATCACTACACATACGAGCAAATAGTTTCTCCTCCTCAGGGGTAAAGATGTCCTTGTCAGGGTAAAACAATTCAACATCTAACCCTTTACATGCAGCCTTAGCAGTAAGTTCAGGATTCCACCGCAGTTTAAACGCTAGGTTATCCTTGCCTCGGTTGCGAACCTCTCGCTTTTCCATGACACGATGATGTTTGATTTCCATTTTAATACCACCCCTTGGCAAGGTGATGAGCGTATGCTCGGCACACACCCTTCTTGCCATAGCGGTGGTCGAGGTAATCAAGCCCAGCCAAAACCTGTTTGTATCCATCCCATGTTGGCTTATGCCCTATGTTTTTCCATGTGCTATCAAGTAACTGTGGTATTCCCATGGCACTAGACTCTTTGTTCTTTGCTTTGGGTCGCCAGTTTGATTCACGCATCCACAATTCATAAAGACATGGATACTGTTCAAGGTTGTCACGCTTTACAAGTTCATCAACGGCAAAGCGTTGGTAATCATTATGATAATAAGCAATGACATGACCCTTTGGAGCATGAGAAGTTATCTGCACTCGTGGATTAAACACAAGAAAGATTCCAAGTATAACTACCGTTGCAATCCATAATCGTGCATGCGGGTGGATGCGTTTAAACATACTCAGCCTCTAGTTTTGCACGGTTACCACACACTCGACTGATGAAAGTCAAGATGTCTTGAGGTATGTCAGTGTCATTGCCATGACTATCGGCTAAGCCCAACACAATCATGTTACCCACAATAGTAGGAGAGTTGCCGAACATAAAAGATAGGGCGCTCGCTACCGAATTAAGTGGTAGTTGTTTGAGTAATCCCTCCTCGTTTACATAACCTTGGCACACTCCTGCACCATAGAAGTCATGCATCCCGATGGGTTCGATGAGTCCAACCACTGCTGCTTGCATGTCGGAGAGTTGTTTAAACACCTTCTCCTCGTATGTTCCATCTGTGTATAGCACTACACCTTTAGCCATGATTGTTCTCCTTTAGTTTGCCGTTCTCATATTCTCTGCCGACTTTGTATTGTTGACCGAGTTGATTTACTGTATCGCTAAGACGATTAAGAAATGTTTTGCGTTCCTCATCGTTTAAATGTTTTATCATGTCGTCTGATATGTCGCAACGCCACACGATTCTATCCATCAGTTCACCAGTCCTTTCATCATCTCGTTTAGTTCGCCATAAGCAAGGCTGCTTGAGTCATACTTACACCCGTCAAGGGTTGACTTACCTTCAAGTCCAGCAATCTTAATCCAATCACGATAAGGCTTGGCACCTTGGTATCCCTTAATGAATAGGCAGGCGCTTAGGTATAGGGCATAGTCGTTCTGTATCCACAACGCAATGTTCCATGTGTCGTAGTTTTTCCAGCCCTCGTAAGTTGTTTGTTTACTCATGGCTCACCAGTTTCTTGAGTTGTGAGTTGCGATTGCGTAGCCATGCGTTCTCACTGTTGAGTCTGATGTTCTCTTTAATTGCATAGCCGATTACTGTGAGCGCACCCAATAGTGCAATGATTGTGGCGATGATGTCGCCTGTTCCTAGATACATACCAGTCCTTTGTTCTGTGTAGCCCAGTTGCTACATGTCTTAGGATTCCAGTTCGTTATGTATAAGTCAAGGATTTGTAGCCAGAAATAAAAAAGTTTTTTTGTTTAAACAATACTGTGTATCTTTTAGGTTTTATCAACCTTGTGGTTGATAAAACTAATCTTACCAGACATGTCAAGTCTACTGTTTAAACGCTTGACAATTAGCGGTCCCCCAGGTAGAGTGCTAATCACCTACTGTTTAAACGCATGAAGATTCCAGACCGCCAGGTAGTAGTGTCCACTTGGTGTTTAAACACTTGAAGATTGCCAGATTCCAGGCAAAAGAAAAACCTCCGCCGAAGCGGAGGCTTTCTTTATCAGTGATGCAGGTGCGCTCTCACTGAAACTTAGAAGTCGAGAGTGTCCTCGCCTGCCCAGTATGCATCTACCCAATCATTGCGATGGCTCTTGGTTGGTCTGCCATCTTGCATTGCATAACTGCGCCAATGATTTGTATACACTTGTTTAAACGGTGTGAAGTTCTGATGCTCCACAATCTTGCCGTTCTTAACCTTAAAGTATTCACCCTCTGATGCGGTGTATTCCCAATCGAGGTCTGAGTCAAGCATTACTGCTGCGTTCTCAATGGTCTCTTGAGTTGAGCCGTAAACAAGTGAACCTGATTTGGTTTGCCCAATCCATAGGGGTGAGGAGTTGACACGAGCCAAGTGCAATGTGTTGCCCTTGCCTTGCTCAATCCAAGCCAGTGCTGCGGTGCCTTGAACACGAGACAACACCTCGGCAATAGGCGCTGATGTAAATGCAATCAGTGCAGCCACTGCCTCGCTGTCTACCTGTCCATGTCGCTTGACCTTGAGTTGTTTAAACAACGAGTCATCGTTGGAGATGTGTCCGTTGTGTGTCAACACAATCTTGCCACGAGGGATTGGATGGTTGTTGTTGTTGTTGCTTGGCTGACCTTGAGTTGCCCAACGAGTGTGCAAGATGGCGGTCTGTGCGTTTAAACATAGGCGCTTGCCTGCATCTGTTGTTAGGAACTTTGTTGCAGCCACTGGCGCTTTCGTGATTACACGATTGCCTGAGGCTGGGTTAATCCATGCTGCACCAGTTGCGTGATAGCCACGATGTTCAATGTCCATCAGCATCTGTGCTGCGAGGTCGGTCTGATTCTGATTGTGCTTTGGGTTGAGGCAGAAGCCTGCGATTCCACACATAATTTATTTCTCCAGTCTGCTAGTTGTTATGAGTTAAGTGTAACACATGGGCTGATAACTTTTACCAGCCTGTTTAAACGGTCGGTTGCCAATAGGTAATCGGCATCCGCTTTGTTGTATACGCTATTGAACTTGCGACCATACATGTCCACGCCTTCAATGATGTATAACATTTCGTTATCTTTCATCGTATTCATCCAATGATTCCTCAAGAGCGATTGAAGATTCATCATCATCGTTTAAACAATAGTAAGTCCATGCTCCGATAGTTAGCATCAGCAATAACAATGCTCGACCATCGAACCAAGTTAACCACCAAGGTAATGCGTTCATGCTCCAGTCCTTTCGTTTAAACGGTAAGGAGATTTTCCTTATCCGTTCGTGCCTGCCGAGGGGATTGCACCCTCGCTGACCCACTAGGGGCAGGCTGCCTGCTGCTTACCCGTTAAGGCTTGCTGCTCGGTCTTTGAGATACTCGGCGGTCTTGAGGTCAAGGTCGCTTTGAATTACGAGCAGGCTGAGCAGGTTGTTGCACTGCTGCAATTTGGTGCCGTTGCCTAACTCTGAGATGTCGTTGAACACTTTGGTTGCACTGAGTTGTTTAAACGCATCAATGAACTTTGCCCACGCTACGGCTTTGGCTCCGTTAAGGGTGCCTTGGTGTAGTCGGATTTCCAGTGTGCCATGGCGACCGTATGATTCGAGATTGAACGATTGGTAACGGTCACCGTTGATGTCGGAGATTCTACCGTTGCGGATTCGTTCAGCATTTGCAGTTGCACGCTCGGCGTTGACTGCTTTGCAGTAACTGTTGTTTAAACGGCTTGGAGCAACAAGCACGCCGATTGCATCATGGAGCAGATTCCAGTTGAGATACCACTGGGCGATGTTGTCTTGGCTCAAGCCTTGAGCGCCGATATGGACATGGAAGCCAGTTGTGCGGTCAACCTTGCCACCTGCTCCGAGAAGCAGGCGGGCAACGGTTGAAGCCTCGTTTAAACGGATTGGGTCGAGGATTGGAGATACGACCTCGGCTCCACGAACTGAGCCGTCATAAACTGACGACCAAGATTCGTGGGTTTGGTGCTGGCGGTTTGGCTCGATGCACTCGATGCCTCCACGATTTAGTGCTGCTGATGCTGCTGATGTCGAGATACCTGCGACCTCGAACTCAAGTCCAAAAGTTGTCATGGCTTATGCCTCCACTAGGGATTGGTTGCATGCTGGGCAGATTGGAGCGCCGAGATTCTCAAGGGTTGAGCGAGAGATTCTTGCGATGTAGTTGTCGTTTAAACAAGCAACCTTGATGAGGCGAGTTGTTTGCTTGGTCGCTGCTGCGATTTCGATTTTGGCATGTGGATATTCGCCAAGTGATTCGAGGATTGAGATTGCCCAGTTTGGCAATTCTGCCAAGGGTTGAGCAACGCTTGGTGCTGCTGAGCGCCAGTTGCCAGTTTGAGCCACTCGGAGCAGTGGGATGATTGCCTTGGCTACCTCGGAGGCTTGGTCAACGGTTGGAGCAACGAAAATCTCAGCAGTGAAATCCTGAGATGCAGTTGGTGGCACGATTGCAGCAGTTGCAGTCTTGCGACCAGTTTTTGGTGGGAAGCCACAAGACAAGCGAACTGCGCTCTCCTCGTCTCCTCCACCTTGGATTGTTGAAGCGATTGGTCGGCGAGCAGCAGTTGCAAATGCTGCGAGCCATTGTTCACGATTTCTCATGATGTTGTTACCTTTCCAGTCGGGCTGCACCAGTTGCAGCCACTGAGAGAATTAAAGCATCTATGGTTTAAACAATCAAGCACCCCTAAAACCCACGCCGAGATGGACTTTAGAGCATTTCGCCGATGTTGATGTTGATGCGATTACCCTCGATTGGTCATGCAGTGGCAAGCGGTAAAAAATAAGTTACTGACGAGTAATGCTCTAAAACCATTGATTTATACTGACTTTAGCGATGTTGAAATGTTGTGATGCGCTGCGGTTACCTAATCTAACTGACTTTAGCGTGTTACTGATGAGTAACTTATCGGGCATTGTGGAGCCATTGCCACATTGTGAGATGCCGTCTCACATAGTGAGATGCCCAAGCCAGCCAAGCCAAGCGATGCGCTGCTGCGATTGCTGGGTCGGGGCGAGATTGATGCGAGCAGCGAGTCAGCGCCAAGCCAGTGCATAGCCCTGCTCAGCCCTAGTTTTGCGAGCAGCCAGTGCAAAATCAGCAGCATGTTTAAACAAAAGCATTGCAAAGCAAAATGTTTGACCCCAGGTTTTTAAATATATGTGTGTATGTGTGTATGTGTATCTACCCACATAACTTTGATAGCCCTGGGGTCTGCATGCTCTGACCTGCGGTTTTACCTGAAAGGTAAACCGTTGCAAAAAAGTTACAAAAGAAATGTCCAATAAGTGTCCGTTGGACACCTAATAGTATATGTAGGGCAAAATAATGGTCGCCCTACGCTAAAGTTCATAGGCAGCCCAGAGGCTGCCCCCTAGTAATTGCCCTAACCTACGGCTTCCGCCTTAGGGCTACAGCCTACGGTTAGGAAAGGATAAACTGCAATGCTTCCATAAGGTCGCATTGCTACTACGCCTATGGAAAGAAAAAGAGTTACTGCTGCATCCCATAAGTCGGATGCCATAAAGAAGCAGATTATAGATTTTTTAATGCAAGGCTACTCGGTCCAACGAGCCATGGATGCCGTTGGGAGAAGTGTCAAGACTTACGAGTATTACCGTAAGACAGACCCTGACTTTGCTGCAGGTATAGACAAACTACGCTCTCTGACCGCACGGGGTGAAATAGGCGGTCCGACCGAAGAAGTCCCCTCATTTGAAATTTTTTCAAAAAAATACCTTGGGGTCCAAGTTTTTGAACATCAACGCCATTGGATTGATTTATTGGAATCCAGAGTGCCTACGGATGTCCACCCTTCAATCATTTACGAGCCAGGCGATAAAGACCTGCTCATTGTAAACACTCCCCCAGAACATGCTAAGTCTACGACCATTACGGTTAACTATGCTGTTTATCGGATTTGCCAAAACCCTAACATCCGTATCATGGTTGTTTCTAAAACCCAGGCTATGGCGCAAAAGTTCCTGCTCTCCATTAAGAACAGACTCACCCATCCTCGTTATCAGGACTTACACCTTGCCTTTGGACCTCCAGGCGGATTTGAAAAGAACTCTGATTCGTGGAAGCAGGACCTCATTTACCTATCATCCGAGTCTCGTGACTCTGGTGAAAAAGACCCAACGGTTCAGGCTATTGGTATTCGTGGACATATCTACGGTGCCCGTGCCGACCTAATCATCATGGATGACTGTGTTGACCATACCAACGCCCATGAATATGAAAAACAGATTGACTGGATTCAATCAGAAGTTATGTCTCGTATTGATTACGATGGCGGTAAGTTACTGGTAGTAGGCACAAGATTGCGCCCTAAGGATTTATATTCCGAACTCCGTGACCCCATGCGTTATCCAGACGAAACTTCTCCTTGGACTTATTTCGCTCAACCTGCGGTATTGGAGTTTGCCGATGAACCGAAGGATTGGGTTACCCTTTGGGCTAAAACCAATATGCCCCCAGTGTCTGGCAATGGTATACCAGATGCTAATGGTCTCTACGACAAGTGGACAGGTGAGGCGCTCACTAAGAAGCGCAGTCGCATGTCGCCCAACTTATGGGCTATGGTCTATCAGCAACAGCAGGTTCACGAAGATAGTGCTTTCCCACAAGAAGCAGTCAAGGGTGTTATTAACGGCGCTCGTAACATTGGTGTCATCCCCAAAAACAAGGCAGGTAACCGACATAGCGGTATGGATGGTCTCATTGTGGTTGCTGGGCTTGACCCCGCCATGGCTGGGTATACCGCTGCTGTGTGCATTGGCATTGATGTTTCTACCCAAAAGAGGTATGTGCTTGATGTGTCAAACCAACAGGGTATGAAACCTGATGACATTAGAACTTTAATTAAAGACTGGACAGACAAGTATTCAATTTCTGAGTGGCGTGTTGAAAAAAATGCATTTCAAGCGATGTTAACTCAGGACCGTGAGGTGCGGGAATACCTACAAACAAGGGGTGCCACACTCAAAGAACATCATACTGGAAACAATAAATGGGATACAGACTTTGGTGTGGCATCTCTTACTACATTGTTTCATGGTTATGAAGAAGGTTCTAACCTTATTGAGTTTCCATCTTCACACCAATCCGAAGGCTTAAAGGCTTTGATAGAACAACTGGTTACTTGGTATCCAGAGGCTCCACGCAGCCAAAAGACAGACTGTGTTATGGCGTTCTGGTTTGCAGAACTAGCGGTGCGAGACAGAGTTGCTAACGCAAGTATGTTTGCTCGCACACATAATTCGTTCAATATGTTCCAAACAAGACATGACAGAAACCAACAAATGACCGTTAACTTAAATGATTACGCATATACACAATGATAGGAGGTGAACATGGCACTATCAGTTGAAGAAGTAAAGAACTATTATGACCGTTATCGCCGTATGTATGACGACCGTGACCAACGCATGAATCAAGTTCTTATGGTTCGACAAGGTAAGATGCGAGATGTTTACCCAGACCTTTTTCCAGACGGTCCTTTCGAGAACCCTATTGTTGCAAATATGGTTGACATTGCTGCCCGTGATTTATCAGAAGTTATTGCTCCACTACCATCGTTTTCATGCACATCTACATCAATGGCATCAGAGACAGCACGCAAGAAGGCAGATAAGCGTGGCGAAATTGTTAACGGTATTGTTAACTTCTCAGACCTACAATCACAGATGTTTAATGCTGCAGACCGCTATGTAACCTATGGATTTGTTCCAGCACAGGTTGAAATTGATATTGATGAGAACATGCCACGCATTAAGTTCTTTGATTCTCTAGGTTCTTACCCAGTTATGGACCGCTATGGTCGTGTAACTATGTTCTTCCAGCGCATGAATAAGCCAACAGAAGAACTAATGGCTCAGTATCCAGAAGTAGCACATTTAATTTACGATAAAAACAACACATCTACTATCTCTGAGATTGTTCGTTTCCACGATAAAGACCAAGATTTAATCTTTATGCCTAATAGAAACAATCTTGTATTAGATAGAGCACCCAATTTAATGGGTGAGTGCATGATTCGAGTTGTTAAGCGCCCGTCAATTGATGACCAATCTCGTGGGCAGTTTGATGATGTTCTTGCTATTCAAGTTGCTAAAGCACGCTATGCATTGCTTTCACTTGAAGCAGCAACCAAATCAGTGCAAGCGCCTATCGCTATGCCACTTGACAGTCAGGAGTTAGCCCTTGGACCAGATGCAATTATGCGTTCAAGTAAGCCTAATGAAATTCGCAGAGTCCCACTTGAACTTCCTTCTAATGTGTTCGCACAGTCATCAGTTCTTGAAAACGAACTCCGCCTAGGCTCACGCTTCCCAGAAGCAAGAACTGGTAATTCAGATGCTTCTATTATTACAGGTCAGGGTGTTAAAGCACTCATGGGTGGTTTTGATACACAAATCAAGACTGCACATGCAATGTTTGCTCGCACCTTTACAGAATTGTTAGGACTGGCTCTTAAAGTTGATGAAAAAATCTTTAAAGACCAAGAAAAACAACTACGAGGTGTCTATAACGGAACACCTTACGACATTAAATACAAGCCAAGTCGTGATATTGCTGGTGATTACACCGTAGATATTCAATATGGCTTAATGGCAGGACTTGACCCTAACCGTGCACTGGTCTTTGGACTACAAGCACGAGGTGACAAGTTGATTTCCCGTGACTTCCTACGCCGACAGATGCCTTTCTCCTTCAATGCAACTAATGAAGAACAAAAGGTAGAGACAGAAGAACTCCGTGATGCTATGAAACAAGCAATTGCTTCATACGCACAAGCAATACCAGCCCTTGCAAGCCAAGGACAAGACCCATCCGACATCCTACGCAAACTTTCGTATGTTATTAGCGAACGCCAAAAGGGAACTGCTATTGAAATAGCAATCCAAGATGCGTTTCAACCTGAGAATCCCGCACCTGCTGCAGCCCCTGGCGCAGTAAGTCCCGAATCTATGGGCATGCCAGGAGAGAGCGCAGCAGGTGGCGGGCAACTTCCAATGGGCTTAAGCGAAACAGGGCGTATGCAAGGCATCGCTCCAGGACAAATCGCTCCAGGCGGTAGACCAGATGTTCAGTCATTGCTTGCATCTCTTGGTGCTCGTGGTGAACCTAATCTACAAGCAACAGTCGCTAGACGACTACCTATCTAGGGAAGGAGGGTAAACCATGGCAAATACAAGCACAGCGAACTATCCAAAGCCGCAACCTGGTAAGGCAAAGAAGCCTGCTAATCAAGGTGGTGCAGGAAAAGCAAATGTTCAGGCTCCAAAGAACACTGGTATGCCAAAGGCTTCAAAGCCTGGCGCATCCGTAACAATGCTTACAAAGCAACCATCAGGAACACGCGGTTCAAAGTAATTCTTAATCCTGAGCAAGATTTTAAACTGCTCACTAACTTTAAACACTGACCTTAATTGGAAAGGAGATGCACATGGCGGTAGAAAACCGTGGCGGTAATCGCCCAACTGCTTCACAGAATAACTATGCTGTTTCAGCAACTGGTGGCAGTGGAAATGCAGGCACCCAAGGCGCAAAGGCTATGACAGGTGGCGAGTATGGTGATAACCAAGCAATGATGGAATTACAAACATCTGCTGCAATGAACGCATCTCCTACAATGCCAATGTCTCCATCACAAGGTCGCCCACAACGAGCACCATCAGGTCAATCTTTGACACCGTTAGATGCACCAACAGACCGCCCAGATGAACCAGTAACTACTGGTATTGACATGGGAACTCCAGGTGCAGGTAGCGAAGTTATGTATGCTAATGAATCAACTCTAAATACAGAGGACCGTCAGCGTATGGTTCAAGCATTACCAACACTTGCTATTCTTGCTGAATCCCCATCCGCATCTAACGCCTTCCGCAACTATGTTCGTTATTTGCGGAGCGTTCTTTAATGGGGTTCCTAGACAACATTGGTAATTGGGCAGAGAAGTCAGTAAAAGACTTTGGTAATGACATTGGCTGGGCTTCTGCAATGTCTGACCTTGCTTCTGTTACCACTAATGACAAGAACTGGGCAGGCGATGCCTTTCAGTTACTTGGAAATACATTTAAAGCAACTACTGCAGGTGCAACATATATACCTCGCAAAGTAGGCGGTGCTGTATTAAGTAAGGCAGTTCTTCCAGTCTTTCAAGCATCTTATGAGGCTGGTGGCACAGCAATCCGTGAGCCACTATCGGCTGCTATTACTGGTGTTGCTACAGGTAATTTTCAAGAAGCGTTTAAACAACGCAAAGAAATTTCAGCAGGACAAGCAATTGCTTATATGCAATCACGCTTTGACCCAACCTACAGTGAACTTCGTGGCGATTTTAATATCTTTGATGCCAATGACCGTGAAATCTTTGATACCAACTGGCGTTATCGCACCATATCAGGTGCCTATGACACCTTCTTTACAACAGTAACTGACCCACTTGGCAAGATAGGCAAGGCTGCAGGTCTTGCTCGTAAAGCCCTAGTTACACAACCACTAGGTGGTGTAGATGCTAATGCTTCGCAATTGGCTAAAGATTTATTCTTACCAAAGCCTATAAGAGGCGTAACAATTATTTCTCCTGCAACTTTGGCTGCAAAAATTGATGCAGGTCGTAATATTGAAGGCAGTTTAAACAGCACTCTTGAGTGGTTTGCTGCTAATAACTCAAGAACTATCCGCAATCACCCAATGATTGCTGCATCTAACGATGCAGATACGATGTCATATTTACTTGGTGAAGCAAAAACCGTAGATGATGTTGCAGATACATTACTTGCTATTTCAAACAAAGACACAGAAGCAATGGTTCGTCTTGTTGATAAGCGTAAAGACTTAGCGTTTGTTATGGATAAATTAAAGCCAGTATCTGAACTAGACAAACAGATTATAGATAACATACCAACCAACGGCATTGTTACAGATTTAAATAAATTAGATGCAGCAGATGCTTTAGTTAAACTTGCTGACGAGGACCCGTATATTCAGTATTTAACTAAGTTCTCAGGTGATAAAACCGCTGATTTAACTAAGCGCACCTTTGGAACATCAATGGCTCAAAAGGGTGCAATCCGTGAGGCTGAACGCAAGACAGCACGGGCTTTGGGAGAACAACCTTCCCCAACTGCATACCCAACTATTGGACTTTTCCAACCAACTAAATATCACCCATTAGTTGCAGTAGTTAATTTTGCTGAACGATGGGCAGGCGAGCGCCCTGCTGGTTGGTTTAACAACAACGATTCAGATTCATTTAATGAAATTAAAGCATTTGGTGGGATGTTGCGTAGACTTGTTGGTGACTCAGCAAATGTAACTATTGCCGAACACTATGACTTGTTTATTAAAGCAGGAGATGTTCCTGAGGCTCGTGGTGTTGTAGCAGAATCTTTTGAAGATTTGGCTGTTATGCAAATTAACAAAAGCCTAGGTATTTCAGATGAAACTGCTACAATTATTTGGAACGCATATAAAGGTCGCCGTAAAGTTGCTTTAGAGTCAATTCGTGACCGTAAATATCTAATGACTAATGATGATGTTATTCTTAAGATTCCTTATGCTGAGCGCCAAGGTATTAACGCTAAGCCAATGGTTGACCTTGAAAACTATGCCCGTGTTCTTACAGAGAACAAAGGTTTAATTCAGGCTATTGAAGGTAACCAAGGTATTGTTGACCCAGATGTTAACCGTTATATTATGGGCTTACTTAACGATGTGTGGAAGGCTTCTGTTCTTCTCCGCCTTGGTTATACAGTGCGTAACAACGCAGAAGCAACTATGTCTATTCTTGCAAAAGGATATGGACTTGTTGCTGCTGCTGATATAAACAAGGAAAGTATAAAGAACTGGTATGACAACCGCATCATTGGCATCGAAAGACTCACAGATAAGAACCTTGTTAAAAAAGGTATTCGTGAAGATTCAGTAGCAGTTCGTAATGAGATGGCAATTGTTCAAAGAGAGCGTGCTCAACTTCAAAGCATGAATCAAGAAATTGATTCTCAAATGGAAGCCATTGAACTTGCGTTTAAACGAGGTAAGTTAACAGAAGAACAGGCTCTTGAGTTTCTTGAGATTTCTTCTTACCGCACTGGAGAAATTCTCCACCATGGTTCACCAACGGGTCTTACTGGATTAAACCCTAACCGCCCATTAGCGATGACTTATTCTGATGACATAGCAAACCGCTATGCCGAAGCAGATATAAAGATTATTTCTGCAGCACGAATCCAAGAGCGCCTTACTGGGCGTGCTGGTCGTTTACCTCGCAACATTGAACTTGCTCCTGGCGCAGATATTGGAACACCAGAAGTATTTGCCCAAATGCCAGCAAGTGAATTTGAAAATGTAACACAATGGGTGCTTGGTGTTGCTGGTATTGAACAAAATATTTTACGAGGACAATCTTGGGATGAGATTACTGGTGAATTAGAACAATTAAATCCCGCTTCTCGGCAATGGGTAAAGCAATTAGAACGCACTATTAAACGCTCTGTAATTAACAAGCCAACAAAAGTTTATCGCATTACAGACAACATGGCTTTTTACAGAACACCAGTTGGTGGCATTGTTGATGAACCAGGATTTGTTGCTACAAGTAAAAATGCTGACATACCTACATCTCGTAATTTTTATCTTGAAATTAAATTACCAAAGGGTCACCCTGGTTTAGATATTAAAAGCACTTATGATGATTTTGCTGCTCGTGATGCGTTTATTAAAAGGCGCAGTGAGTGGCGAGATGCTCAAACAGAGGCAGAAGTTTTGCTTCCACCTGGAAGTAAGTTTAAAATTGTATCTCGTAGCCAACCTGACCCAGAAGGTAAAACAGCAATTAAGGTTGTTGTTGAAGCCATCCTTCCAAAGAAGGCTCCAAAAGTTCCCGCATCTAAAGGTTTACAAACTATTGCTTCTGATATGCGTGATGGTTTCCGTAACAGCATTGCTAATGGCAATCGTGTAGAACTTCTTAACCCACAGACTGGTTCATGGCGTTCTATTGAGCCTGATTCAATTTCACAAAAGTTGCTAGTTGAAGGACAGTTCCGCATTGTCAAGCCAGGCAACCAGGGACAAGTTGTTACCTCTAAGGTATACGGCACATCTGTTGACCTACGCACATTTACAGGTTCACGAGTTCGCTTAGGTTTAAACGACTACCCAGAACTTAAAGCACTTGGTATTGATGCTCGCAAGCCAGACTCATGGAAGGGTAAAGAAAAAGAACTTCTTGAGTGGATGCGTAACAACAATGTTGGTAAGTTAACCCTTCCTGATACCAAGGCTAATGGTCGTGCAACAGTTCTTGTTGACCCTAAGATGGTTCAGACTGCTACACAGGACCCAGCAGCAGACCTTGCTCGTAAGCGTATTGAAACTATCCGTAACACCGAGGCACTTCGTAAAGATGAATCTCGTATTATGGACATACTTCGTTCTACCATTGATAACAAGGGTGGAACATTTGGACTTCAAACAGGAGCCGTGCCTCGTGCTGGATATTCAGTAGCCGTTCGTGGTGCTACTTGGCAACTTCCACTTGATGATGCTATTGCTGATTCTGCTGCTGCTCGTGAATCATTGATTCAACACATTGAAGATAACCTCAATAAATTTGAAGGCGCTGACCACTTTGGAACATGGATTGCACCTAACGACAATGGCGTTCTAACCATTTGGGCTGAGCCTGTTAATGTTATTAAAGACCGTGCTCAAGCAATTAAGATTGGCACCTCTCGTAACCAGCAAGCAGTCGCTGACCTTGATAGAATCTCACAAGGCGATATGGACAATGCCTTTATTAACACAGGAGGAACAGGCGATGAAGGAGCAAGCGCAGGGTTTGCATTGGGTCAAGTCAGAAAAGCCAGTGCAGCAGATGTCACCAGCGGAACGCAGAGCGTTCGCAGAGGATTTAGCCGACCAAGTTATAGCCAGAGCACAAGCGAACTCGCAGACCTCATCGCAGACGGTAAATACCCCGCCGATGGAGTAGTAAACCTTGTCCGTGAATTAGCGGATAGAGGCGCACTTACTAAGGCAAAGCACGAAAATCTTATGCAACGACTTGATGCTCGTGTTGTAGAAGAAACTCGTTTAAACGCTCCTAAGGCACGAGTTGGCACTGGCATGTATAAGCAAAGACTTTATGATGGAACAGTTATTGTGCATCCTGATGCAGCCGAAGGTGAATTGGGAGATATTCTCATGCAGCGCACCGATAACGCTGACACCTATAAGTTAATGGCAGATGCTCCATCTCAATTATTTACTGCTCGTTATGGTGGTATGGAAGAAATCCGTTTATCTTCTAGTGACCCACGCTACTTTACTGGCTATGCCAACTACCTTAACAACCTATGGCGTTCACCAAATGAAAACAAGATTGACCCAATTATTCAAAAGTTTTTAGACAACCAAACTCCAGAACAAGTTGTTAGATGGTTACGCACAACCGATGAAGGTAAAGCGTATGCAGCCAAAATGAGTATTGATGATAGAGGTTTCAAGGTTCCAAGCGAGCGCCTCAATGTAGGCACAGATGCCGAAGAATTTGTAGGAAACCTGTATTCTTCTTATGCTCGTTACCTTCCAGATGTTGAAATTCAAGAAGCGTTTAGAAATAATCTTATTGATGAAATGTATCTTCGCACACACTTTGCAGACCAGCCAGCAATGCCAGATATTATTGGTAGCGTAATTCCACAAGCACCTGGAGTCTCAGGCGTATCTGGTGCAGCACAGTCGTTTGTGCAAAAGGCTTTCTACTTCTTAGGTTCTTTGCCTGAAACAACATTTGCCCGTCACCCACTGGCTCGTGCTGTATATCGTGCAGAGATGAGACAGCGTGGAGACATTGCTCTTTCACTTAAGCGCTCAAAAATGGCTGACCCAAATGCTGAACTTACGCTCGATGAGATTAACGCTTTACGCAAAGATGCAGTAGAAAGTGCTCGTAGAGAAGTTAACAAGACTCTATTCACAATTATGCGTAAGTCATACGCTGGTGAAAAGATGCGTTACCTTATGCCGTTCTTCAACGCTTGGGAAAACACCATGCGCCGTTGGTCTGTTCTTTCAAAGGATAACCCAGCAGCAATCGCAAGGGCTGGTCAGATAACTTCCTCTCTTAGCAACCAGAACAACTATGTTGACAAAGATGGAAACCCATCAACTGATTTTAGTTACGATAGTAAATTAGTTTTGCCTATGCCAGAGTCTTTCATGAAAACAATGGAGGCAGTTCCTGGTGGTAAAGGTTTGGCTGCTGCTATTCGTAGTGCTGGAAGTCAAGTAAGTATTCCTATACGCTCACTTGATGTTATGTTCCAAGGTGAAGTGCATCCTGGCTTTGGTCCAGTAGTTGCTATTCCTGCTCAGTATCTGGAAATTATGCGCCCTGATTTGGAAGGAATCCTTAGACAGGTTATTCCATACGGAGCAGCAGATTCTCCAATGAAAACATTATTGCCACCTGCTTTGCAAAAGGCTGCACAACTATGGTCAGTAACTCGTGATGGTTCATGGTCAAGAACATTTAATACTGTTTACCGTTATGAACTAATCAAGTATCGCCTAGGCGAGCGTGAGACTGAACCTACATTTAAAGAAATAAATGACCTTACAAATAACATGTATAAGGTCAAGGCTTTGTCTAACCTTGTGCTTCCATTTGCTGCACAATACGACTCACCATTGGGTTGGTATACACAGCAATACCGTAAACTACAACAGGCTTATGGTGCTCAAGCAGATGCCTTGTTCTTACAGATGTATCCAGAAATGGGTGAGGCTACAATTTCAGCATCACTTAACAACACTGGCGTAGACGCTACACAGGCTGCAGTTGCTAACCTTAAAAAGTATAATGGTTTAATTTCAAAGATTGGTAGCACTACACCTGAGATGATTGGCTTCCTAGTCAATGACCCAGATGGCAAGTATGACTTTAGCCAAGCAGCCTACCAATGGCAGATGCGTAACTCTCCAGTTCCTGGTTCAACCACAAACTTCCGTGGGCAGCGTGACCCTTCACTTCTTAAGCAAGATGCTCAAAAGAAAATGGGTTGGATTGATTACCGCAAGGCTATGGATTACCTTGACCAGCAACTATTTGCACAAGGTTACACTTCATATTCAGAGCGTGGTGCCGAAGAACTTAATCTTGCTAAGCAGGCGTATACACAGCAATTAGCAGCCACTAATAAAGATTGGGCTGCTGACTTCTATAGCGTTGACAAGGGCAAGTGGATTTACCGTATGCAAACCATTAACACAATTCTTCGTGACCCACAGTGGATG